ATATTGAAGATCATTTTAACGATTTGATAGCTTTGATTCATGAAGGATGGAAACAGATTTGGATAGTTCAATTAAATGACTTGTTGCATTCCGATGCCTTAAATTCCTCTAAGACAACTAAAGGCACAGAATTAGATCCAATTGATTTTGTACAAGCTGTAAAAGATGCTGAAAAATTCATGTTTCCGATTGTCGAGGAATCTTATAAATATTCTGATGAAATGCACATGTTCGATATAAATGCTAACCATGACGAAACCACTGGTTTCATGTTTGAAGAAATGTTGCGTGTTAAATATCCACACATGGATATAGAAGTTAATAACGATTATCGCAAAGTGTTTATGGTTGGAAAATCAATCGGTATTATCGCTTTGCATGGTCATGCGGGTAAAACTAAAGCACCAATGTTATTTGCGACTGAAGCGCCTGATATTTGGGCTAAATCAACTTACAGAATGGCATTATATGGACATTTTCATAAAGAAGTTGTAAATGATGACTTTGGTTTAGTTGAACACCAAGTCGGTACATTTAAAACAACTGATCCTTATGAAAGCAAGAACGGTTATACGATGGCAACCAAGAAGATGGAATGTTTTGAATTTGATGATTCCACCTTAAAAGCTATTCATTATATATAGAAGGAAAACTATAAACCAGACGAAAGCTGTCATGTCGGTAAACTCAGCATACATATTATGAATAAACAAATTAAACAATTGAATAAATATCCACCATTAATATTCGTTGATGTGTATGGCAAAGACCATTCGATTGTGGACATCAAAGAATTCTATTTATATAACCAGAGCTTAAATTGTTATTGCTCTGGTTTTTTATATGGTCAAGCAGAATTAACAAACGTGCCAACAAAGATTAACGAAGTTGAATTACAAGCAGCAATTAGAAACGGATTCAATTGTGATGAAAGGTGGGTGATTAAATGATTGTTCCATTTAATAACAACGAGGATATTTCATCCCCAAATAAACACGAGCATATTCAAGTTCGCTTTAATAATTTGAATGAACCAGAAGTATTTGTTGATGGCATTAAAAAAGAAATCGAATACATTAGTTACGAATACAATCGTGACAAAACTGTTGGTCAACCACGGTGGATTGATATTGAATACCTTGATCACGGTGAAGTAAAGAAGATTTATAAAGACAATTCGAAAAGGATTGAATGAATGCCAGCAGTACGAACATGTAGATACCCAAATTGTCATAACCTAGTTACCATCGATCATTATTATTGTGAACAACATCGAGCATTGGAAGCTGATTATTTGAAGTCACGCATGAAATATCATGGCACGCACGAGCGTGGTTATTCCCGTCATTACAATGCGATCAATCGGCATGCTAACAAAATCAAAGACGCACAAGAAAAGTTTTATCACAGCAAAGAATGGCAAGGGTTAAGACGAGTCGTCTTAGATAAGCAACATTATCTTTGCCAGTATTGTTTATCCGAAGGTCGAGTAAAGCCAGCAAAGATTGTTGATCATTGTGTGCCGATTACATTTGATCCAAGCAAAGCAGATGATGCTGATAATCTTGATGTGATTTGTCCTGAATGCCATTATAAAAAGGATAAGTTCGAATCGGTTTACTATGGTTCAAGTGATGGCGTAGGACGCAACGATGTTGATCCAATTACGGAAGTGAAGCTAGTTGATTATTACATGAATCATCTCGATCAAATACCAAAAGCGTAGGGAAATCCAACCGGTCTTAAGTTACCCTCATTTAGATTTTAAAGATAGTTTTAATCGTTTAAAAATTGCGTTTTAAGAGCGTTAAAAATTTTAAATATAAAATACCGAATACGCTAAAAAAATTTACCCCCGCCCATGTTTGGCTTCAGGAAGAGCGCACACATTGGGGTCATTTCATGTCAAAACAAGATTTTTAAAACTTTTTTATAGGGGGGTCTATCAACGCCTAAGACATGCGGTTAAGGCGTTTTTGTTTATGAAAATAGCTCAAAACTACTGCTTATTCCAACCCTAAAACGAAAGAAGGTGACCATCATTACAAAAATTAAAGATTTGCCTGACGAGCCACCTAGTTATTTGACAGGAACAGCAAGATACATGTGGCGAAGGTTAGTTCCGTTGATAAAATCCGATCCAACAGTTAATGAAATGGACAAAACAATGGTTGAAGCGTTTTGTATCAATTATCAGATGATGCGTGAAGCCTATGATCATATTCATAAAAATGGTGCTTTGAATCCAATCATAAAAACAGTTGTCAATCCGGTCACGGGTAAAATTATTGCTCACGACAGTCTTGGCTTTAAGAGAAATCCTGCCACGCAGATTCTCGATGCTTCAACGGTTAAATTAAAGGCTCTTGGCAGTGAGCTTGGTTTAACGCCTAAAGGGCGTGCAGAGCTTTTAGATTTAAAAATTCCGGAAGATAATTCCGACAAGCCTTCTACTGCCGAGCAGATCAAACAATTCTTAAAAGGTGGCTGATATTTGAAAGGAGATGAGAAAAATCAGAATTGACTTAACAAAAACACATGATGTTATCGGTGCCTATAAATCAATTGATTTTTCCCAGATTCGAAAAGATTATCAAGATCCTGGCACCAAATATGCTTTTGATGTTTTGGATGGTAAATATATAACTGGTTACTACATGAAGCTTGCCTGTTTTCGGCATTTAAGAGATTTGCAAAGACAAGATACAAAAGATTTTCCATATCATTATTCGATTGATGAAGTTAAAGCAATATTGAACTTTGCCGCTCAATGTCCAGAAGTTAAGACTTTAAAACCGGTTAAATTGATGCCTTTTCAGGAGTTCAGTTTGGCTCAATTGATAGGCTGGCGCAGTGAGGGTGGAGACAAGCGTTTTGCCAGAGCGATCATTTCAGAAGCTCGTCATCAAGGAAAAACTTACTTGATGGCAATTATTATCATTTATAGTTTCTTGATTGAATCGCTTGGCCAATCTAGTCAGGATTACTTAGTAACCTCAAAGAATTTTAAGCAGACTAGCAAAATTCTTTCATATGTTAAAACCATGCTTCGATTGATTTTGAATCGCGAACCTTGGAAATCTTTGGGAAAAGAAGATGGTATTAATTTAAAGTCATTAGCTACACAGTCGGACATGGTTGTCATGTCTGAACACGATAATAAATTAAGAGCCATTACTTGGGATTCTGGGCAATATGATGGATTCCATTTCAAAACTGCTATTGGGGATGAATTTGCTGATCCTGCAATTTCTGACGTTGATAAAATTTCTAAAATAACATCAGGACAGATTGATGTTGATAACAAACAATTTATTCAAATATCAACTGCTTATCCAGATAGTACCGTTCCTTTTCATCGTGACGAGAAGCACATTATTGAATCGATGGAAAAAGATTGGAAACGTGATGGTGATACCTATCTTTGCTTAATTTGGGCAATTGATAACATTAGTGAAACAGAAAAACCTGAAATGTGGATTAAAGCCAATCCGTTATTGGATATGCCAGAAAAGCATGACAAGATGTTACGGGATTTAAAGACCGAAAAGGATGCTGATAGTTTAGCTGGTAACTTATTTGCTTTTCAAAACAAATCATTAAATATTTGGCTGCAGGCTTCGATTGATAGTTACTTGTCCTTAAAGAATGTAGAAGAATCTATTACTCCGAAATTCGATATGCATAATCGAGAAGTTTATATTGGCTTTGATTATTCTCAATTTTCAGATAATACTGCCTTCGGTTTTGTTTTTCCCTATTTTGATCGGAGAGGACAACCAAAATTCTTTCTTTATCAACATTCTTTTATCCCTTGGAACCATTCAGGAAGTATTGAAAATAAGGAACGACAAGACGGAATTGACTATCGAACTTTGGAAAAGATGGGTTTCTGTACAATCACCGAGCATAAAGACGGCATTATAAACACTGATCAAGTTTATCAATGGTTGACCAAATTTGTTTTTCAATACCAGTTGAAAGTCCTTTACTTTGGATATGACGAAGCCGGTTCTTATCAGACTGCTAATTTAAAAGATGCATTGTTGGCTAACTATCCTGCTTGGAATATTGAAAATATCAAGCAGTGGCCATCTAATCTAGCTAAACCAACTAAGTATTTACAAGATATGTTTACAACGCATAAGGTTACTCGCTTAGACGATGAAGTTATGGAAAAAGCTTTGCTTAATGCAACCACTGGTTTATCGCCTTTTGGAATTTCAGTTGAAAAGAATCGGGCAACTTTAAAGATTGATGTAGTCGATGCTTTGATAGATGCTTTTTATAAAGGTATGTACCATTTTGACGAGTATTCAGAGTTTAATTCAGATTTAGCCAAGTTTAGTCGCATGGATGGACAAGAACAAATTAAGAAAGGAATCGCTAATGGTGCGATAGATCCGGAACTTTTAGATGATATTTAAGACAATTTTTAACTTAATATGGCGTTATTTTGACGTGATTTGCTTTGTTTTAGCCCTGATATGCATTAATATTGGAGCTTTTTTGTTAATGAAGGCAATTGCCTTAATAACCATTGGCCTTTCATTAGCTTTGATCGGTTGGCTTTCAGAAGTTGTCGATGACGATAAAGGAGGTGGTAAATAATGCCGTTGTTTCACTCGAATTTTCATATTAGAGATTCGACAGCAAAAGCTTCTATTCCAATTGAAGGCTGGACAAATATCATAGATTTTCTTAATCCAAAAAAAGATCGTTACATAAGCGCTTTTAAAGCTTTGAGAAATCCTGATATTCATTCAATTGTTATGCAATTGTCTGGAGATTTAGCAACGGCTAAGTTAAAGGCAGATGCTACAAGAGCACAAGGCATTTTAGATAATCCTTCCTCAACGGCAAACGCTAGAACATTTTGGATAACAATGTTTGCTCAAATGATTTTAGGAGGTGAATCATTTGCTTATCGATGGCGCAATGCAAATGGCATTGATTCTCGCTGGGAATATTTAAGGCCATCGCAAGTGCAGACTTTTGAATTATCTGATGGTTCTGGTCTTGTTTATAACCTGTCTTTTGATGAGCCGGATATTGGCCTAATGCAAAATGTGCCACAGTCTGACATGATTCATTTGAGATATTTTTCAATGAATGCGATGACTGGCTTTAGTCCGCTTTATTCTTTATTTGAAACCTTGGATATAAAAAAACAATCAGATGCTTTGACGTTGAAAGCATTGGCGCAATCTGTCACCGCAAACAGTACTTTATCCGAACCGACACAAGTAAGTGATAAATATGCCTTGGCTAGAGCAAAGACATTAACAAAGCAATTGGAAACCTCTGGTGGTGTACCTATTGTATTAATGCCTGGTGAAACATTTACGCCCTTGGAAATTAAATCAAATATTTCGACACTTTTAAGCCAGGTTGATTGGACTTCAACACAGATTGCCAAGGCTTTTCAAGTCCCTAGTTTTATGGCAGGCGGTACAGGTGACGAACAAACTTCATTGCCAGACCAATACAAAATTCAATATGGAAGTACTTTAAATCGTAATATGAATATGGTTTTGAGCGAACTTAACAAT